AACTCGAGAGAAAGACTCTCGACCTAAAGTTTGGACTCCACCATCATCTTTAGATGCACCCCCTGCTCCAACAGGATACAGACACCGTTGGATAAGAGCCGAAAGTATGGGACTTGACGATGCTAAAAACGTCATGGGCAAATTAAGGTCTGGATGGGAGTTAGTAAGATCTGACGAATATCCAGAAGGAGATTTTCCAACCGTAAAAGACGGCAAACACTCTGGGGTAATCGGAGTTGGTGGCCTATTGCTGGCTAGGATACCGGAAGAGATCGCGAAGTCTCGAGAAGATTACTTTAAACAACAAGTAGCTGATCGAGAGCAGGCAGTTGAAAACGACCTTATGAAGGAACAGCACCCAACGATGCCGATCAATCAAGAACGGCAGAGTCGTGTAACTTTTGGTGGCTCTAAGAAGAACTAATCTTTTAGTTATTCCGAAACCATCAACTAAACTAACAAAGGAGTAAAACAAATGGCAAATCAAGATAGTGCTTTTGGTTTAAAACCTGTTGGTAAGGTTGGACAAAACGCAGATAACGGCGGTATGTCAGAATATCAGATTGCTGATAACGAAGCATCTTCGATATTTCAAGGTGACCCTGTTATACCACAAGCCTCTAACACAGGCTTTATTGACGTGGCAGCTGCTGGTAATACACTACTAGGTGTATTTTGGGGTGTAAACTACACAGACCCAACAACTGGAAAACCAACATTTAGAAACCATTACACACAAACAAATATCACCACTGGTGATATTGACGCTTTCGTATATGACGATCCGTACGAGAGATTCGAAGTACAAGGTGATGGTGCTTCAGCAAGAACAGATATATTCAAAGTAGCAGATATCGTATACGCTACTGGTTCAACAGTAAATGGTACATCCAATGTTGAGCTAGACGTGTCAGATTTAGCTGCAACAGATGGCCAATTAAGAGTCATCGGTATATCTACTGACCCACAAAACAGCGAATTGGGTTCTGACAATATAAACTACATTGTTTATATTAACGAACACACATTCCACACAGCATTATAATAGGAGTAATTAAATTATGGCTATATCACGTAATCAACTAGTTAAAGAACTAGAGCCAGGTTTGAATGCACTATTCGGCTTGGAATACAATCGTTATGAAAATCAACATGAGGAAATCTTTACCAAAGAAACTTCTGACAGAGCTTTCGAAGAGGAAGTAATGTTAAGTGGCTTTGCTAATGCCTCTGTTAAACCTGAAGGTTCCGCAGTTACATTTGATAACGCGCAGGAAACTTATACAGCAAGATATCAGCATGAAACTGTTGCATTAGCTTTCTCAATCACTGAAGAAGCTATTGAAGACAACTTGTATGATAGACTGTCAAGCAGATATACAAAAGCTTTAGCACGTTCAATGGCTAACACCAAACAGGTGAAAGCTGCTAACGTTCTTAACAGAGCTTTTAACTCTAGCTTTACAGGTGGTGATGGTAAAGAGCTTTGTGCTACTGACCACCCAACCATTTTTGGAACTGTCAAAAATGAGCTATCAACATCCGCTGACCTTTCTGAAACATCTCTTGAGCAAGCGTTAATTGATATTAATGCGTTCACAGATGAAAGAGGATTGAAGATTGCAGCAAGAGGAGTAAAAATGATTATTCCTTCTGAGCTTCAGTTCACAGCAGAAAGAATCATGAACTCTGCTAACAGAGTTGGAACTGCTGATAATGACCTAAACGCAGTAAAGAGCATGGGTATGGTCCCACAAGGTTATGTAGTAAATAACTACTTAACTGATACAGATGCTTTCTTTATCATTACTGACGTTCCTAATGGTATGAAATACTTTGAAAGATCACCAATCAAAACTTCAATGGAAGGTGATTTTGATACCGGTAACGTAAGATACAAAGCAAGAGAAAGATATTCTTTTGGCTTCTCTGACTTCAGAGGTATCTTTGGTTCACCAGGTGCATAATAAGTAATTTTATAATCACTTTTAAAAGGGGCCTTATGGCCCCTTTTTTTATGGGAAAGTTCCTTGACTTTATGGGAAAATCATGTACAAAATAAAAGCGGATAATATAGACAAGGAGTTATATTATGACCGTCATATCACAGTCTCTAATCGCTGAGAAAATAAAACTAGAATCTCAGTGGAATTCTCAATATTTAAATGCAGGTGAGGAAACTCTTGAGATGAAATCTATTCAAGAAAAACTTAAAAGAGTTGTTGCAAAATTGAGATGGAGAGACTTAAAACAGTATGAGAGTCCTTTATTCTTTCAAGAGTAAAAACTTGCTCTCTTTATAAAATTCATTATACTAGGCCTCCTAGGAATAAAACAACATACAGACTGACCTAGCAGACGTACGTAGAGACTGTATGTATTTTACTACGGAGGTAAAAAATGGCAACAACCACATTTCAAGGTCCGGTAATATCAAAGAATGGTTTCTTTAATACAGGACCCGGTAATGTAGTAACAGTAAACTCAAGTGACAGTTTAACAACAGCTAGTCACGCAGGAAGAATTGTTTACAATTCGACTGCAGGAGCTGTGACTTACACATTACCAGCAACAAACGCAAACTCTGATTCTGCAATCGCAGGACCAGGAGCAGATTTAAACAACCTAAGCAACGTCGGCGCTACTATCGAAATTTTTGCAGATATTACAAAGACAGGTGACTTAGTCGTGCAGGTTGCAAATGCAACTGACGTTATGGTAGGAAGTGCATTATTTATTGATGATTCATCTGACAACGTCGTTGGTTTTGAAACAGCTTCAACATCAGATACTATCACTTTAAACGGTAGCACAACTGGTGGTGTAACTTATTCAAAAATTGTTTGTACAGTTCTTGCTTCAGGTAAATGGAAAGTATCTGTTGATTCTGGATGTACCGGAACACCAGCAACACCATTTAGTGCTGCAGTAAGTTAATGATTAATTAGGAGCTCTCTTTGAGAGCTCCTATACAAAGGAGAAAAAAATGGCAAGTAAAGGTGACGTAAAAGCCGTTAGAGTTACAGCAACAGGAGCAGTCTTCGCGGGTCGAACTAGACTTAGAGGAATTATTTTAGCATCTGACGGTGGTGGAGCAGGAACAATTATTCTGCAAGACAACACAGATAGCACAACTTTATTTCAAGCTGACGTTCCTAACGGTGATGTGTTTTCAACAAACATTCCAGAAGACGGAGTATTATTTCCAGGTGGAATGAAAGTTTCTACAATCACAAACATAGACGCAGCTACTATATTTATCGATAAGTAAGGTTAAAAAATGGCTACATCAGGCACTACAGCTTTTGACCTTGACATAGATGAAATAATTCAAGAAGCATACGAAAGATGCGGAGCAACAGCTAGAACCGGTTATGGTTTAAAAAGTGCTAGACGATCTTTAAATATATTATTTTCTGAGTGGGGAAACAGAGGTCTTCATTTATGGAAAGTAGATTTAGCTTCTGTGCCTTTGGTAGAGGGACAAGCAGAATATAATACAACGAGTGATAGCACTAATTTTCCAAGCAATATAAATGAAATATTAGAAGCGTATGTTAGAGATAACTCAACTACAACAGCTCCTGTAGATACACCTATTACAAAAATAGATAGGTCTGCCTATTCCTCTATTGCAAACAAACTATCCAAAGGTACTCCTAGTCAATATTATGTAGATAGAACTACATCTCCTAGTATTTTTTTATATCAAACTCCAAGTAGTAGTTTTTCAGGGTCTAGTTTTTTATTAAAGTTTTATTATCTCAAAAGAATTGAAGATGCAGGAGCCTATACTAATCAAACAGACGTAGTGTATCGTTTTATACCCTGTATGTGTGCAGGTTTAGCTTATTATTTAAGTTTGAAAATAGCACCTGACAGATCACAAAATTTAAAATTATTATATGAGGATGAGCTGAGTAGAGCTCTCACAGAAGACAGTTCTTCTACTAGCACTTATCTAACACCAAAGGTATATTATCCAGGAACATGACAAATTTTGCACGAGGTAAATACGCTAAGGCCATATCCGATAGAAGTGGTATGGAGTTTCCATATAACGAAATGGTCAAAGAATGGAACGGTTCTTTAGTTCACGTTTCTGAGTTTGAAGCTAAACAACCACAATTAGAATTACAAGTTCATGGAGCAGATCCAGAGGCTTTACAAAACGCTAGAGTAGATAGAACAGAACCAGGTGTTCCTGTTTTGTTGAGTATTGATTCTTTTAAAACAGGTAGTGCGAGTTCCTCAACAATAACTGTTACAGAGGTTAATCATGGAAGATCGACTAGTGATACAGTTCGTTTTAGAAATGCAACAACCTTTGACGGCATCACTGCAACAAATATTAACAAGGCTGCTGGTTATGCAATTACTAAAGTAGATGACGACACTTATACTTTTAGTGTTGATACTGATACAGCAACAGCAGGTAATCAAAAAGGAGGGGGCGGCATTGCTTCAGCAGGACCCGTAACGATATCACCATGACAATGACTTTTAGTGAATTAAAAACAAATATTAGAAATTATGCAGAAACCGATAGTGGGGTTTTAACTGATGCTGTGTTAAGTGTTATAGTTAAAAATGTAGAGAACAGAATATTTAGAGCTGTGGATTCTGATGATACAAAATTTTATGCAAATTCAGATTTAACAATAGGTAATAGATTTGTAACTGTGCCCTCTGATACTAGAATTATCAGGTATGTTCAGTTAACAAATCCTACAACTTCTGATCAGTTTTTCTTAGAGCAAGTCGATACTTCTTTTTTAGCAGAGTATTTTCCTGACCCGGATAATTCTAGTGACTATGCAACCCCAAGATATTACGCTCATTGGGACTCTGATAACTGGGTTGTGGCTCCAACGCCCGACGCAGCTTATAGGATAACTCTAGCGTATATAAAACAACCAGATACCATAACTACATCTGATTCTAGCACCACCTACATATCTAATAATTTTCAAGATATGTTAATTTACGGATGCATGGTTGAAACTCTAAAATACTTGAAAGGGCCAGATAATATGGTACAAATGTACGAGGCATCTTATCAAGAGGGGCTTCAAACGTTTGCGGCAGAACAACAAGGCCGAAGACGCAGAGACGAATACACTAGTGGTGCGATTCGTTTGGATATACAATCACCACAACCGAAAATGAAATAAGGAGACTATAAATGGCTAACATAATACCAGATGCATTCAAATCAGAACTCTTATCTGGCACGCATAATTTTGCCAACGGTGGCAATACTTTTAAAATAGCTTTATTTACAGACATCTCTGGATATTCCACATCAAGCACTGCATATTCTACCACTAATGAAGTTTCTTCTTCTGGTACTAATTATTCTGCTGGTGGAAATGCATTAGATAGTCAGGCTGTTTCAGTTGCAAGTAACACGGCTCTTGTTGATTTTGCAGATGAAGTTTTTTCATCAGTGACTTTATCAGCAGTGGGCGCTGTTATTTATAACAGTACAAACAGTGATAAGCTTGTTGTTGTGCTAGATTTTGGAGGAACTAAAACAGCTACCAACGGAGACTTTACTATTCAGTTTCCTGCAGCAGGTGCATCAACAGCTATAATAAGGATTGCATAATAGGCTATGGCTTTAGTTTTAAACGACAGAGTTAAAGAAACTACAACTACGACCGGCACAGGTACGATTAGCTTAGGTGGAGCTCAAACTAATTTTGAAACTTTTGTAGCAGGCATAGGAGACGGTAATACTACTTACTATGCTATTGTTCACAGAAGCAATGCAGAATTTGAAATTGGTTTAGGTACCATAACAGACTCATCAACAGATACCTTAGCTAGAAATACTATTATATCTAGCTCCAATAGTGATAGTGCTGTTGATTTTAGTGCTGGCACAAAAGATGTATTTTGTACCATGCCTGCTAGTAAAGCAGTGCATGAAGACGGCAGCTCTGACGTAACTTTACCTAATGATTTAATTTTAGGCTCCGACTCAGCAGTTTTAAAATTTGGTGCTGACTCAGATACAACTTTAACACACACAGACGGAACGGGTCTAACCTTAAACAGCACAAACAAATTACTTTTTAGAGACTCAGCATTAGGTATTAACTCTTCTGCAGACGGTCAATTAGATTTATTTGCAGATACAGAAATACAATTAACAGCTACCACAGTAGATCTTAATGGTAAATTGGATGTTTCTGGTGATTTATTTGTTGGTGGTGGACTTATTGATCTTAAAAATGATGGCTCCGCTGTTTCACAAATAAAATTTTATTGTGAGTCTAGTAATGCTCACGCACAAACACTTATAGGTGCACCGCATTCTGAGTCTGCTTCAAACACTTTAACTTTACCAAGTAGTGGTGGTAGTTCTAAATTACTCTCAGCAACTTCAACTGCCACAGTTACGAACAAATCAATAGATTCAGATAACAACACAATTACAAATATTGTAAACGCAGACATTAAGTCAAGTGCTGCGATTGCAGATACAAAATTAGATACAATATCTACAGCAGGTAAAGTAGCATTAACAGCATTGGAGATTGATGGTGGATCTGACATAGGCGCAGATTTGACAACATCAGATTTAATAATAGTGGACGATGGTGCTGGTGGCACAAATAGAAAAGCCGCATTATCTAGAGTAGTAACTTTAATGACAGCTCAAGGATTTTCTACAGAAGACCCGACAGCTCTTGCAATAGCATTAGGGTAATATATAAAGGAGGATAAATGGCAAATACTTTCAAAGTTATAACCAAAGCAGGCGTAACCTCTTCTGACGTAATCTATACAGTCGCTAGTTCTACAACAACAGTGGTTCTTGGCGTCATGGTAGGAAACACAACAACGTCACAAGTGACTGCAACCATTACCTTGAGTTCCGACACTTCTAATAGAGCAGGTGCAAATAATGAAGCTAACCAAGACGTAGAGTTAGTAACCAACGCACCTATTCCAGCGGGGGGTACTCTTGAATTACTTTCAGGTAATAAAGTGGTTATGGAGACAACGGATGTTTTAAAATTAGCAGCGTCCGGTGCTTCTGACATAGCAGTATCAATCATGGAGATTACCTAGAATGGCATACATTGGTAATATTTTAACGAAAGATTTTACATCTACTACAAGCGTACAAACTTTAACAGGAGATGGTAGTTCAGCGTATTCACTGTCTACAAGTGTTTCTAATCCTGAGCACATCGCAGTTCTTCGTAATGGTGTGCGTCAGAAACCGACAACCGACTATACAGTTTCTGGGAGTCAAATAACTTTTACAACAGCATTAGCTGGATCAGATAGTTGCTTTGTTATATTTTTAAATAGTGTTGTTGGTACAAATACACCAGGCAACGATTCAATAACAGCACCTATGATGACATCATTCAATGGTGTCTATGAAAACTTACAAACAATAACATCAACTGTGGCAGTAGCTGCAAGTGATAACGCATTTTTAGCAGGACCTGTAACATTCACAGGGACAGTTACAGTGGAGGGTAATCTTACAGTCGTATGAGCACACTTGAAGTAAATACTCTTGATTCAGTTTCTGGAACTTCTACACTAACAATAGGAGGTTCTAACGCAGGAACAATAGCTTTAGGTAGTGGTGATGTGCAAAGTAATTTTTTAAATCCAGCTTTTGAAGCAAGATTAAATTCTGCTCAAGATATAGGAGATGCTGTTGATACTAAAATTCAATATAACAATGAAATATTTGATACTGATAATTGTTATGACAATTCTACTAATTATCGCTTTACTCCAACAGTAGCTGGAAAATATTTTGTTTATGGGTACGCATATTTAGATACACAGGCTAGTTCAAACTTTGATCAAGGTAGATTATATATTTTTAAAAATGGAAGTATTTATACTCAATCTACAAATAATATGGGTGATAATTTTCCAGA